ATCCTCGTCACTGGACGATATATAAGTACCCTTGTCGTCTACCGTACCCTCAAAGGGGTACACAAAGCCGCCATAATGATATAGGTCGTCCATCTTGTCCGCTACTGACTGTATGGATTGCCCCTCAATGTACAGTGATCGTTCAAAGAAGTGCGGTAGCAGTCCTAAGGCCTCAATGGATGTCCTGTCGTCTAGCATTTCAACTATCATCGTTTAACTCTCCTTTTGCATGGTCCACGTCACAATCGCATAGTATAGCGGCACCGTCGTAAGTCTTGTATATGCCCCATGATGGCTCGCTAGGGTAATCTGACACCCTTACCGCCGTCTTAGCGATCAAGGTATCCTCGAAATACTTACCGGTGATCTGGCACATGTAAAATGTTGTCATACAAAATTTTTCCTTATTTCTTGATTAGGGTATAGCTTTTTAGCTTCGCTTAACCGTTGTTTAAATTGATCGTAAGTATAAGCCCAAGCGATCATTTCCCATTTACCGTTAATTTCTACGTAAGCTTTATATGCTTCAGGTATCATTCGTCACGCTCCTTTTTATCAATGTAAATAAACAAGGGCGTGAGTATAACACAAACCCCAAGTAATAACACTACGTCAAACCATGGTTGCCATTGTTCTATCATCACGCCGCCCTCGCTATTATGTCTCGCTGTTTCTTTTCCATGCTCTTACCGTGCCCAATGTAACACACAAGTGCGACATCTTTTGACCAGCATGCCCTACAAGGTCCGCATTTGCCCTCACGGGAATAAGCTTCACAAACTAGGGCACCACTAGGGACATTGTCCAACGTCGCTATGGTGGACGTCTGAGGGCCTTCTACGGCGTCCCCTGTAATGCTGTCGGACGATAGGCGTACTACTACGTTTGGCAATGCTGACATTTGTTCGAGCACTGGTCCAAACTTTTTAAACTTGTGCATCCGTGTTGGCAACCAATGGTTGCACCATGGTGTGCGCTTCATTACCTCAAGGATCTTGTAAGCCAACCGAACGTCGTAAACGTCCCCACTGTCAAACCATCGAAAGTACCGATCGTTGTCCAATTCTGCCACCATGTCATCGACCCACTGGTCTCGCTTCCAGTCTTCCCGATTGTGCTCTCTAGGGGCTTTAACATTCTTGAAACGGTAGTTGCCTTGTGTGGCGTAGCATCCGCTACAGGCATCCACTAGCGACCCGTCAGACTTCTTTGAACCGGGACAAGTATCCAGCGCTTGCAGTGACCATGAGCGACCCGGCATCTTTGAGGCCTTTGATAGTTTGACCATGATGAACTCCTTTTGTTTCTGGTACGCCGAAAGCCCCGCATAAGCGAGGCCCAAGGGTTGACCGTCGTTTAACGGTCGTCGATGGATACGTTCACTGGTCGTCCTTTCTTGTGCTCAATGTAGAGCGACCAAAGCCCACCAGTTAAATTGTGGTAGCACTTGCCTTGTGAGTAGCTGAAAGGCTTAGAAAGAATCTTACGCTTGCGGATGATGACTGAACGACCTAGGATTTTTGAACGTGTGATGTTTTCCATGATGCTTGCCCTCCTTGGGCTTTTGTTTGCCTTGACTTGATTGCCTTGGCTTGAGTACATAATGCCATAGTGAGACCTGAGTGCAACATTTATTTTCTGTGAATATTTACATTAATTATTTCTTGCTCTTTTGTTGGTCTCATGTTACTCGCACGTGCACACGTTATGAAAGGCCCTGAGGGTCCAACATAAGTCCACACACTTGTCAACCCCCAAAGTGCAAAAACTCGAATAAACTTTTGTTGATGCCCTAGCATACCCCAAGTGTAAAACCCCGTGAGCGGCTTCTCAGGGCGTCTCAGGTCCATGTGGATAAACCTGTGGATAACTTAGGTTGACCCTGTGCACAACCTGTGGATAACCTGTGCATAACTTTATCCACAACCCTAGAGTTATCCACAGGATAAACACAGGTTATCCCCAAGATGTCCACAACCTGTGCATAACCTGTGGATAACTTGTGAATAACCTGTGGATAACTTGGGCGGGGGAGGGGGAACGTATGTTGTGGCTGTAGTAGCAGCACCTTAAGCACAAAATAAGCCAAAATTAGAAAAATTAAGTAAAAATAAAAACAGTATAACCTATTGTTTTTACTCAAGTTTCAATAGTCCCAGGAATTAACCTAAAAATGGCTTGACTTTCGTGTTAACTTATGTTATACTATAGTCATATTAAGGGATAATTTTAGTTATGACCGACGTTGTTAAAAAAAGAGGTCGTGGCAGACCCCGGAAGTCTGAAGTAGCTGCTGTAAAGCCCGGTAACAAGGGTGTAGTAGGCCGACCAAAGGGTGACGCAGCGATAATTAATGAGTACAAGGCTAGGATGTTGGCTAGTCCTAAGTCTCGTAAGGTCCTAGAGACTATTTTTGATGCTGCTTTGGACCATGACCATAAGAATCAGGCTGCTGCTTGGAAACTTGTGATGGACCGTATACTGCCAGTAGGTGCTTTTGAAAAAGACGTAGTAAAAGACAACGGTAGAAACGCTATACAGATCAACATTAGTGGCGTAGGTACTGCAGAGGTATCAACACCAGAGATAATCGAAGGAGAAGTAGTAGATGAGTCTTAAGCATTTTACTAGAGAAGAATTCGATTGTCAGGTCTCTGGAACCAACAACATGGAACAAGAGTTCCTAGAGAAGTTAGACGAGTTAAGGGCGTACTGTGGATTTCCTTTTGTGATTACTAGTGGATATAGACACCCGACACTACATCCAATAGAGTCAAGAAAAGATGTTCCCGGAACTCACGCCCAAGGGATCGCAGCGGACATAAAAATAATAAACGCTGCTGATCGCCTTAAGCTTGTACACTCCGCTCTGGCTCTAGGATTCACAGGTATTGGTGTTGCTTCTGACTTTATCCACGTTGACACCCGTGGTACAACACCTGTTATGTGGACATACTAATGTTATATACAAAGAACAAGAACCTGACAGATACCAGTACTCAGACAATCGTAACAATACCTAACGGTTACGTTGCACACTGGAACATGGTGTTTATTTCTAATTTACACAATGCCACTAACAGCATTACATTGTTTGTAGACAAGCCCAACCCTACTCCTGATGTATATATCTACAATGGTACTAACATATCGTCAAAAGAACACTTAATGATTGACGGCAATGCAACCTTTGTTCTACAACCGGGAGACATCATTAAAGCATCAACAAGTGGTTCAGGGAACGTAGAAGTAGTTGTTACATTTGATCTGTTAGAAGCACCAGCGGTATTTAATAACTTCAATGGATCTTAATATAGAACTACTGCCTTGGCAGCAAGATGTCTGGGCAGATGAAACAAGATTTAAAATAGTAGCTGCTGGGCGACGTACAGGTAAGTCTAGGTTAGCAGCATGGATGTTGATTGTTAACGCACTACAGGCAGATAAGGGTCATGTATTTTACGTCGCACCTACTCAGGGACAAGCCAGAGACATTATGTGGTCCACCTTGCTTGAGCTGGGGCATCCTGTTATTAGTAACAGCCACATTAATAATTTGCAAATTAAGCTTGTCAACGGTGCTACCATCAGCCTCAAAGGTGCCGACAGACCAGAAACAATGCGAGGTGTCAGCCTTAAGTTTCTAGTCATGGACGAATACGCTGACATGAAGCCAGAGGTATTTGAGCAGATCTTGAGACCTGCCTTGGCGGACCAAAAAGGATGTGCAATGTTCATAGGCACACCTATGGGAAGGAACCACTTCTATGAACTTTACAAGTATGCGGAACTAGATGATGACCCTACGTACAAAGCTTGGCATTTTACATCTTACGATAATCCTTTACTTGACCCGTCAGAAATTGATATTGCTAAACGCAGTATGTCGAGTTATGCGTTCCGTCAAGAATTTATGGCGTCGTTTGAAGCTCGTGGGTCGGAAATGTTTAAAGAGGACTGGGTCTCTTTTAGCGAAGACAAACCTGAAATAGGAGATTACTACATTGCCGTTGACTTGGCAGGCTTTGAAGAAGTCAACAAAAAGAAGACGAAGAGTTCTAAGCTTGACGAAACAGCGATTGCCGTGGTTAAGGTCAGCGAGCATGGTTGGTATGTTGACAATATCATATACGGTCGATGGACACTTGACGAAACAGCAGCTAAGATATTTCAGGCCGTTAGAGATTACCGTCCCGTGTCGGTTGGAATCGAAAGAGGTATTGCTAAACAGGCTGTAATGTCTCCGTTGATGGATATGCAAAAACGCTATGGTATGTTCTTTAGAGTAGAAGAACTTTCTCATGGTAATAAAAAGAAAACAGATAGAATTATGTGGGCACTGCAAGGACGCTTTGAAAACGGAATTATAGAATTAAATAAAGGCGAATGGAATAGTAGGTTTCTTGACCAACTGTTTCAGTTCCCTGATCCGTTAACCCACGATGACCTAGTAGACGCTTTGGCATATATTGACCAGCTGGCTAATATTCCTTATGGCATAGCAGATCTAGATTTTGAAGAACCTGAAATTTTAGATATTGTAGCAGGATACTGATATGACTGAACTATATGAACAAGATCCATTGATGATCCAAGAGTCTCTAGAAGATTGGGTTATTAATAAATGTGAAGATTGGAGAGATAACTACGAAAGCAATTATGAGGAAAGATTTGAAGAATATTATAGATTATGGCGTGGTCAATGGGATCCTGCTGACAGCCAGCGTGGGTCTGAGCGTTCCCGTATTATTTCTCCTGCACTTCAACAGGCAGTTGAGTCTAATGTAGCGGAACTAGAAGAAGCCACGTTTGGCCGTGGTAAGTGGTTTGATGTTAGCGATAATCTAGGCGACACTGAACGTCAAGACGTACTGTTTCTTCGTAAGAAGCTTACAGAAGACTTTGAAGATTGTATGGTACGTAAGGCCGTAGCAGAGTGTCTTATTAACGCTGCTGTCTTTGGTACAGGTGTTGGTGAACTTGTTATTGAAGAAATGAAAGAGATGGCTCCTGCTACTCAACCTGTAATGGGTGGAGATCTTCAAGCAGTGGGCGTTACCATGACAGAGCGTGTTAAGGTAAAGCTTAAGCCAATACTTCCTCAGAACTTTCTGATTGATCCTGTAGCAACATCTGTAGAAGATGCCTTGGGTGTGGCTGTTGACGAGTTTGTTAGCCGTCACCAAGTAGAACTGCTTCAGGAACAAGGAGTATATCGTGACACTTATGTTGGTTCTGCCGCTTCTGATACTGACTTGGAACCTGATCAAGACCTGACTATTTATAACGACGACAAGGTAAGACTTACTAAATACTACGGTCTAGTGCCACGAGAGCTTCTAAACTCCGCTGTGGGCGACGATGTGGAAGAACTAGTACCTGAAGAAGGGTCAGATTCAAAGTACGTAGAAGCCGTTGTAGTGATTGCTAACGGTGGTATTCTTCTCAAAGCAGAAGCTAACCCTTACATGATGCAGGATCGTCCTGTTGTTGCGTTTCCTTGGGATGTTGTTCCCGGACGTTTCTGGGGTCGTGGCGTATGTGAAAAAGGTTATAACTCACAGAAAGCACTTGACACTGAGCTACGCGCACGTATTGACGCACTCAGTTTAACTATTCACCCAATGATGGCTATTGACGCTACACGGCTTCCAAGAGGCGCAAAGCCTGAAGTACGTCCCGGTAAAATGGTACTCACTAACGGAGATCCTCGTGAAGTTCTTCAACCCTTTAACTTTGGTCAAGTTAGTCAAATCACTTTTGCTCAGGCCGGAGCCTTGCAGCAGATGGTACAGCAAGCAACAGGAGCAGTGGACTCAGCAGGAATTGCAGGTCAGGTTAACGGCGAGGCTACTGCCGCTGGCATTAGTATGTCTCTTGGCGCTATTATTAAACGTCATAAACGTACACTGATTAACTTCCAACAATCTTTCTTGATTCCTTTTGTTAAGAAAGCAGCTTATCGTTATATGCAGTTTGATCCTGAGAACTATCCGGTAGCTGACTACAAGTTCAACGCAAGTTCTACTTTGGGTATTATTGCTCGTGAATACGAAGTAACACAGCTTGTACAGTTGTTACAGACTATGGATCGACAGTCACCGTTGTACAACACATTGATTCAAAGCATCATTGACAACATGAACTTGTCTAACCGTGAAGAACTCATTGCGGCTATGCAACAAGCTATGCAGCCTAATCCTCAAGCACAGCAGATGCAACAACAAGCACAACAGTTGCAAATGCAGTTCCAGCAATCTCAGACAGCAGCACTGGCAGCTCAGGCTCAAGAGTCTAATGCACGAGCTACTAAGCTGGCAGCAGAAGCAGCAGTCGTTCCTCAAGAGCTTGAGATTGACAAGATCAATGCTATTACACGTAACCTAAAAGAAGGTGACCAAGACGACAGAGAGTTTGAGCGTCGTATGCGTGTAGCAGAAACATTACTCAAAGAGCGTGAAGTACAAGCTAAGGAGAAAGGTAACCAGCAAGTAGAAAAGCGTGATGAAGAAACACGTCAGGCTGAACAAATGTTGATGCAACGTCTTAATCAAGAATGAACGTGGACCTAAAACTTACAGCCCTCTACGATAAACTACTGTCTAAGATACAGGCAGTAGAAGCTATCCGTGGTGAAAAGGGAGATAAGGGTGATCCCGGACCTACAGGTGAAAAAGGACCTAAAGGTGACAAGGGTGATACAGGTGTAGGTAAAGACGGTAAGGACGGTGTTGCTGGTAAGGACGGAGCAGACGGTTCTGATGGGGAAGACGGAGTAGGCGTTCAGGACGCCACAGTGGACTTTGACGGGCATTTAGTGTTGACCCTTACCAATGGTGAGGAAGTAGACGCAGGCTCCGTGAAGGACATTAACGAGGCTCAGGCACCCAATGTGTACAACATCTCTATGGGTAGTATGGCCAGTCGTGCAGATCTTAAGAATGCTAACGCTAGGATTATCACTGCTAACCACACAACAGGTGGCTCTGAGATTCTTAAGGTTACTACTGGTGTTGTTATCAACCTTAGAGAACATCCGCAAGATCGTGAGACAGTTATTGTTAACTGCCGTACAGACGACAGGATAGACATTGTAGGTGAGATTAACATTGTCAACATGTCTTACTACGACGTAGCTAAGTACAACATTAATGAGTACGGCGCTCGTAGTATTATTGTTGAGCAAGACGACACAACATTGCACTTGGTGTACATCCAAGAATTTAAAGAGTGGTTGGCAATCTAATGAGTTACATACCACAATCCAGAGCAGACTTAGGTATAGCGCAGGCGTATGAGGTTTCAGGTAGTCATACTACTTC